ATCCGTAGTTGTTCCTCGAACTTCATATATGACAGGCATGAATCCGATGTTTGAGCGTGAGACTTATCTTGATTATCCAATCCCTCAATTTTCTCAACTTGGTGAAGAGTATGTCCGTGTCTCGGAGCTTTGGAACGATGGTTCACAAGATTTATTTCAAAAACCTTTTGGATATCAGAGTAGATATTATCAATGGAAATATCGTAGAGACGAGGTTCATGGTGACTTCAAAACTTCTCTTGATTTTTGGCATTGGAGTCGTAAATTTGAAGATGAGCCAATAAATGGCAAACAATTTCTTGAGATTAATCCTGACTATCGCCAGTTCGCTGTCACTGATAAGTCTTTCCAACATTTCTACTTGTATTTTGATCATCAATTACAAATGAATCGACCATTGCCAATATTTGGAATTCCAACACTTTAATTTAATTAGTTATGCAAACGAAATTTAATCGCACTCGTGTATCAGGTGCTACTTTTCAACGTGAGACGCCAAATGTTATGTTGCCAGATAGGGTTACGCCGTTAATTAAAATAATGTCGCAATTTCTATCGGGTAAACCTGTTGACCAGTCTTTACAAAAAAATTTACCTTATAATGATATAGAGGGTAATGTAGTTCTTTCAAAGGGTTTTGATTTGTGTGATGTTCCTAAACTTGCTAGAGCCGCTAATGAATCCATTGAAGAGTTTAATCGTGAGATTGAGAAAACGCAGGTAGAGAAATATGGTGCATCCCAGTTACATAACCCTGAGATTACCCCTCCGGAACAGGTTGCAACAACACCTTCGGAATAGGTTAATAAGGAAGGCGCCCAATTGGACGCCTTTTTCATTTGAAATACCACCAATAATCTTTTCTTGAGGTGTATTTTTTTCTGAATACAGGTGCACTTCCTTGAATTTTAATGAACACTCTTTGAATGTGTTTAGTTGAGTACATTCCCATGCTAATTGTTCCTCCAAGTGTTGAGATTAATACTTCTACACTTTTTCCACCGTAATAATGTAACATTACATCATTGAGGTTTTCTTCGATTACTTTTTCAATTTTCATAATTCTTTCTTATTAATTTCTTTCTTATTAAGAACTTTACAAATATATGCTAAAATGGTATAAAATGTTCTACGTAGAACTATTTTTGTGTCATATAAAAATATGATTTATATCATTTTTTGAAATACTGACGCAACTTTGGTAGATTGTTTGAGGTACGAAAAACAATCTATCTATTAACCTCAAACCCTTATGATTTACTTATGTCCGCGCGCCTTGCGGCTTTGCCGCAAATTATTAGGCGCGGACACCTATAAACTACTAACTTTCGGCGCTTGTAGCGCCACCATTTTACGGCTATTTTTTGAGGTACGAGAAAAATAGGCGCATTCCACCATTCTAACAGCCTACCACAATTTTAATTAGTAATCAGATAATTTACATCTCCTGTGGAGTTGATGTCACGCGACTTGCTTTGCCCTATCGCGTGGACGCGTGCGCTTTCGCGCGCGCCCGCGCGTCTTAGGTCTAAAAAGCAAAAACATTTAGCACACCAATATCTTGAAATTATAGTGCTAAATGACACTTGCGCATTTTTAAATGGAGCGATAGCGATACCGATGCGCAATTTTAACATTTCTTTAACATTTCTTTAACATTTGTAGTTGAGTAGTTTTGTATGTTTGTTGTGTAAAAACAAAAATTTTAGTATGTTACGTTGTTTAACAAAAATATTTGATGTAATACATTGGCCTGTAAAATATCCTTCTGGTTTTGTTTGATATTTTCTATATGTATAAGTGATTGTAAAATAAATAATTAACAAATTTAAAATTAAATAATATGGGAAATTCTAATTTATCAATTCGTAGTCTTGTAAGTGCGTTAGATTATCTTCACGTTCAAATATCTGATTTTCAAAAGAATGTTGCAAGTAAAACTGAATATTCTCGTTACGCCGAACTCCTTCAACTTATTTTACAAACGTTAACTCAACTTGAAGATGAGGTATTTGCAGAGTATGCTATTTCGCGTGGATATGTAAAATCTTCTGAATTGAAAGAGGTAATTTCAGAGTATGTTAGTTCGTCTGGATGTGTAAAATCTTCTGAATTAAAAGATGATGAAAAGTGAGCATCAACAATTGAAAGAGTATTTGCAAAATAATTTAAAGCTTTGTGCGTATCAGATACGTAAAGCTAAGGCTGATATTAATAAAATGCAGGCGATTATTGAACCTCTTATGCGTAATCCGTATTATAGTTTTGATTATCAGGAACAATTAAATTTGATTAATGATGTGATTATGTATTTAGGTGCTTATCAAGAGAATATCAATAATATTCATATTCATTTAAAGGCTTTATAATGGATCCTATTACTATTTCTGCTATTATTGGTGGTGGTGTTGCACTTGCTTCTTCTATTGCTTCACATGTTGCTAATAGACGTAATCAAAAACAAGCAATGAGAGAACAAAATTCCATGAATCGTGAAAATTGGCAAATGGAAAATGCGTACAACAATCCATCAGCTCAGATGTCACGTCTTCGTAGTGCTGGTTTAAATCCTAATTTGATTTATCAAAATGGTGCTCCAGTTGCTGCTGGTAGTATTGAGTCTCCTTCTTTTGCATCTAATGTTGCAGATTATAGTGAGGTTGCTCAATTTGGCTCTCGACTTGCTGAATTACAAATACAGCGAGATCAAGTTGATAGTACTATTGCTCTTAATCAAACACTTGCTGCTTACAATTTTGCGCGTGCTCAAGGTGAAGATTATTTAAATGAAAATCGTCGCGCTGATGCTTATTTTGCTGACGAACGCGCTTATCAAGAGTTTGTTGCGCGAGATTGGCAGAATGCTATTGCTCATAAGACTTATGATCATTTAGTTGAACAGATTGAACAAACTAAAGCTAGTACTAAGTTATTGAAAGAACAAAAGCATTTGACTAATAAGCAAATAGATCATATCCAGAAGCAAATGAATATGCTATCTACTCAGGAGTGGCAAATTGTATATCAAACTATGCTTAATCAGATTTCGGTTAATGCTGATAATTCTTTGAAACAAAAGATGATTGAGCAAATTGATAGTACTATTGCTACTATGCAACAAGAACGTAATATTAAGGCTTGGATTGAAGATAGGATGTTACGTCAGAAGTCATTAATGTCTTCTGATAATCCACTTGATCGATTTATGGGTACTTTGCTACAGTCTCTTAAGAATGTTACCGATATTATTCCCTTAGGTTTTCACAATTAAATTTTATTTATTATGTCAAGAAGAATTAAATTTCCTCGTGGAGGTATTAGATTATGAGTTGTTTATCTCCTATATTAATACCAAATAAAGCGTTTGGCGCTCCCCAAAATTCTAAAATGTTTGTTCCTTGCAACAAGTGTATAGGTTGTTTAAAGGATAAGCAGAAACGTTGGGTGTATCGTCTTCAACGCGAGTGTTCTACATCAGATTATCAGTTATTCGTTACTTTGACGTATAACCCTAATTCTGTGCCTTTATTGTTAAATCCGACACTTTCAAAAGATAAACAAGTAATTGTAAGGTATGAAGATTATGTTAAACGTAAACAAATTGTTGATTGTGAGCAAACTTTATATCCTATTGATCTTACTAACTATTTTAAACGTCTGCGTAAGTGCGGTTTACAATTTAAATATTTTGCTTGCGGTGAATATGGAGATCAGTTTAATCGCCCGCACTATCATATTGCGTTTTTCTTTTCTACCGAGAGTTTTAGTGTTGATGTATTTGCTTCTTTATGTAAAGAACTTTGGAAATTTGGCGATGTAGATGTGCAACCTTTGATTGATGCTCGTATCACTTACATAACTAAATATTTACTCAAATCTGACCTTGAAAGTGCGCCAAATTCTTTTGTAGTGCAATGTTTTAATCGTAGTTCTCATGGTCTTGGTTTACAGGGCTTTATGAAAGATTATGAATATTACAAACACTATGATAGAACGGATGATTTTATTAAACAAGTTCAGTTAGATAACGGTTCTTTAATACCAGTTCCTCGTTATTTTAGAACAACAGTTTTACAAGATGAAACACCTGTTTTTGATTTTGATTTGCAACAACTTCAAGAGTTAGAAAGAAATAGACGAAACAATAAAAAATTTGAAGATTATGTTAAAAAGTATCAAATTAAGATGGGCATTGAACATACTGAAACAATTGCTCGGAATTATATTACGGATAACGATAGCGAACGGCAAACCAAGCATTACCATACTGAACGCAGAAGACGGAAAGGAATTTAAGATATCTTTGACGTTTGACGAGATTTGCGAACTTGTTCGGTCGCTTGATAGTGAACAAAAAAAAATTATTGTTAAATTATTAGATGAAAATTAATTATGGCAAAGAGAGGAAAAATTTTTCAGGTTGCTCCAGTTACTACTCCTACTACTAGTTGGTTTGATATGAGTAGCGATAATTTACTTTCTTGCAATGCTGGTAAACTTATACCGCATAATGTTATTGAATGCCTTGCTGGTGATCATATTAAAGGCAAGACTCATGTTTTTGGTCGAGTTGCTCCTATGTTGTCTCCAACGTTTGGAAAAGTTGATATTATGACGTACGACTTCTTTGTTCGTTCTCGTGATATTTGGGTAAATTTTGATGAGTTTATCACCAATCAGGATCAAGATGATCCGCAACCAAATTGGCAGGGTACATTTGTTCCTCCTGCGAGTCCTAAGTTTAGTTTTGCCGATTTGGTTCATCAAACTTGGTTGGCTCAACTTGATAATTCACATTATCTTTATGAAACAACCGATCATCATCTTGGTTTGACAGTTGAAAATTCTGCGGGTCTTGGCTATATGTTTGTGTGTCCAGTTTTGCATCTCAGATATGATAAACCAACTCAAACAATGTCAAGCGAGTTATTTATGCCTGGTCGTGATAGTATTGTTGTCAGCGGTCCAACTGTTGCATATCCTCTTGACGAGAGTAATAATGTTTGTAATTGGTACATTTTACTAACTCCTTCTATCACTGATAGAGAGGCTATTCAAACCGCTTGGCATAATTATAATCCTAATTTTGCTTATGTCGATGACGATATTATTACTCTTCACGAATGTAAATTCTCTCAGAATACTTTGCTTGACTATATGGGTGCAGATTTTACTGCTTGGTTTAAGGAACAACAGCGTCTTACAATTCAGGATCTTGTAAATGCCACACATTCACAGTTATCTGGTATTCATGAAGAGGAGTTTGTTGCTTCACTTATGATGCAACACACTGATGCTTTATTGTCTCGTCAGGTTATTGCCGTTGCTTATTTCTATGAGAATGACGTTGATTCTCGTTTTGATCGATGGACTGGTTATGTCGGCTATGGCGAGCCTGGATTACCTCAATTAATGGAAAAGGAATATCGTAATTATTCTTTACTTCCTTTGTATGCTTACGCGTTTATTTATAACGAGTATTATCGTGACCAGAATTATATACCTAAAGTGTATATTCCTAAGCAAACCAACGGGGTTATTGATATTTCTAATAATCTTGATATATTGGAATTATTTGAACTTCGGAGTAAGGCATATATGCATGATCCGTATACTTCAGCTCTTCCAGGTCCTCAGCGCGGACAAGCTGTGCGTTATTTGGCAGATGCAAATTTTAGTGTAGGCTTATCGTCGCAAATTCCTGAAGGTACTTCTATGTTTACTTTTCCATCTTCGCGTGGTGTCACAAGTAATGGAGATATGTATGTTTCTGGCAGTGCAGCAGAAATTCCAGGTGGTCAGATTGGCAGACAGGTAACTGTTGATTTGTCTGCCGCTACTATTGAGAATTGGCGTTGGGCAAACTCAATGCAAAGGTATCTGGAAGCCGTCGCCCGCACTGGTGGACGTTATTTTGAGTATATCTTTGGCATATTCGGTAAAGAAGTTCCAGATAGTAAGATTAACCGTCCCATTTATATCAATGGTAACCGTACACCACTTCAGATATCTGAGGTGTTGCAGACTGGTTCGACTGATCTTGAGACTCAGCAACCGCTTGGTGACATGGCAGGTCGTGGTATAGTTATTGGTTCAGATGATAGTATAGACTTTGAGTGTCCTGATTTTGGATTTTATATACAATTATCCGTAGTTGTTCCTCGAACTTCATATATGACAGGCATGAATCCGATGTTTGAGCGTGAGACTTATCTTGATTATCCAATCCCTCAATTTTCTCAACT